AGGTACATCCATCACCTTTGATGATGTGATGGAACTTTTCTATTCACTCCGCAGTCCTTATCGTAAGAAGGCGGTGTGGGTGCTGAATGATTCCACAGTTAAGGCACTTCGTAAGCTGAAGGACAGTACAGGCAACTACATCTGGCAACCGTCTGTGACAGCAGGTGTTCCCGACACAATTCTCAACCGTCCCTACAAGACTTCCAGTTATGTGCCTGAAATCGGTGCAGGCAAGAAGTGCATGGCATTCGGTGATTTCAGCTATTACTGGGTTGCAGATCGTTCCGGCAGAACATTCAAACGTCTGAATGAGTTATTTGCCATGACAGGACAGGTTGGCTTCCTTGCATCCCAGCGTGTGGACGGCAGACTGATTCTTCCCGAAGCGGTCAAGACACTCACTATTAAGAAAACATCATGATGACGCTGGCAGAGGTAAAGAACTACCTTCGTGTCGATCATACGGAGGATGATTCGCTCATCCTCTCGCTGATGGACACAGCGAAAAAGCTGGTCAAGGATGTCGGCAGAATGGATGAACAGGCATTTACGGTTAATGAGGAAACCACACGGCAGGCTATGCTGTATACAATTTCATACCTCTATGAGAACCGTAACAATGCCGATTATCACAAGCTGACGCTGACCTTGCGTTCGCTGTTGTTTGCACAAAGAGAAGGGGTGATTTAATGGAAATCGGAAAACTTAATCAGCGGATCACCTTTCTGGAGCATTACACGAAGGTGGATGAAATCGGTAATCACGAAGCCCGATGGGATGAAGCATTCTCCTGTTGGGCTTCTGTGCTGCCGAAATCTTCAACGGAAACTACGGAAGCGGGTGTGACAAAGGAAGTACTGTCGCTGGAATTTACTGTGCGACAAACGCCGGATACCATGCGTATCCATCCGACCACACACCGTGTTATGTTCCGTGGTATTTCTTACAACATTGACAGCATACAGCCGAATTTTCAATCGCTGGACTATATGAAGCTTACAGCTGGCACACGAAAGGCAGGCGGTAGCGATGACATCTATTGACGACCTTGCCGATGAAATCATGGCAGGTTTACAGGAATATGCAGAGCTTGCCGATGATGCAATGAAAAAAGCTGTCAAAAAGACAGCAATATCGGTGAAAAAGGAAATCGCCGCCAACGCCCCGAAGGATACGGGTGCTTACGGCAAAAGCTGGACGACAAAAAAGGTCAAGGAAAACAGCCACACCTTGCAGATGACGGTACATTCCAAGAACCGCTATCAGCTGGCACATCTTCTTGAAAAAGGTCATGCCAAGCGTGGCGGCGGTCGTGTGCAGGGCAAGCCGCATATCGCCCCTGCCGAGGAACATGGTGCGGAGTTGCTTGAATCCCTGATTACGGAGGAATTATCGTGACCTATGAAGAAATCAATGAAATAATGGCGGAAATGGGATTACCTTATGCATATCATCACTTTGCAGAGGGTGAAAGTCCTGCACCGCCTTTTCTTCTGTTTCTTTCTCCAGGTGAGGAAACTTTTTCGGCTGACAATGTGGCATATCACAGCTTCAAGCAGCTGGATATTGAGCTGTACACCGATAAGAAAAATCCTGCAATGGAGGAAGAAATCAAATCCGTGCTGACACAGCATGAGATCTATTTTACAAAATCAGAAGCGTGGATTGAGAGCGAAAGGCTCTATGAAGTACTTTACGAAATGACGATATAAGGAGGAATTTGCTATGGCGAAGAACAGAAACAAAGTCAAGTTCGGTTTGAATAATGTTCACTGGGCAAAGATTATCCAGTGGGGTGCTGACCCTGACGGAACACCGACTGTACCTGTGTATGGCGAATCTGTGCGACTGCCCGGTGCGGTGTCGCTGTCCATTGACGCAAACGGCGAGAATGAAAATTTCTACGCCGATGACAGCGTTTATTATGTCATCAACAACAATTCCGGTTATGAGGGTGATTTGGAAGTTGCTCTTGTTACAACAGAATTTGCTACTGAAATTCTGGGAGAAATCCTTGATAACAACGGTGTACTTGTAGAAAAGAATGACGCAGAACCGTCGCAGTTTGCACTGATGTTTGAGTTCAGCGGTGATAAGCACAAGATCCGTCATGTGCTGTACTGCTGCACGGCGAGCAGACCTGCAACGGAGGGACAGACCAAGGAGGATTCTACCGAAGTCAAGACGGAAACGCTGTCGCTGACAGCATCTGCACTTCCCACAGGACTGGTCAAGGCAAAGACCTGTGAGTCCACCGACGAAACAACCTACAACAACTGGTACAAGATGCCGTATAACCCCGATACTTCGGAGAAGAAGGCGGCTACTACCACAACGACGAAAACATCATAAGGGGGCAGGACTATGGCAATCAAGAAAAATATTCTGGTGGACGGACTGGAAGTGCCGTTTAAGGCAAGTGCCGCTGTGCCTCGCCTGTACCGCCTGAAGTTCGGGCGTGATATTTATAAGGACTTTGCGGCATTACAGAAGTCCGTTTCCGAGGGTGATGCGGAGAATTCAGAACTGAGTATCGAGAGCCTTGAGGTTTTCGAGAATATCGCCTATATTATGGCAAAGCATGCTGATCCCGATACCATTCCTGCTTCTCCCGATGAATGGCTGGAGCAGTTTAATACGTTCTCCATTTACGAAATTCTGCCGCAACTGATTGAGCTGTGGGGACTGAACATCGAAACGCAGGTGGAATCTAAAAAAAACATCGTCCGATTGACAGGGAAATGACGACACCGCTGTTTCTGCTCCGTTGTGTGCAGTTGGGTCTGTCGATGGCAGATCTGGATCTGCTGTCGATTGGACTCGTGAATGATATGTTTACGGAGAAGGAGAATGATGAATATGACGGCTGGCATGAAGTCGCAGGACAGGCGGATTTTGACTCCTTTTAATTTGGATTTTTGTTATATACTTAGATCAGCCTTTAGTATATCTGTTAGAATTGGATAGCAGTCCATAGAAATCTCACATAAAGCTAATGCAAAATGATTCGTTTACTATTTGTTGGCGTTTTTATAATTTTTATAATCAGCTATGATAAATGCAGTTGTAATAGATAATATCACTGGAAATGCAATTCTTTCGCTTATATTTTTAAATAATATTGTAACAGTCCCGAAATCAAATATATATGATGGTATGCATAGCAGAACAATAGCTATAATCATTATTACTATTATTTTCAGATATTGAGCAGTTTTTTTCTTAATTTTATTTCTGCTAAATCTATCCATTTCTTTTTCAAAATCAGCTTTTAGTTTGGTATATTGGTCTGAGTCTTTCATCTGCATAATAAGATCTTTTTTTCTGGTTGTCCAAGTATTTGAATCTCTCCATTCCATATATTTATCAACATCTTGAAAACCGTTAAGCATTCGCGGATGACCGGGGTCATTATCATGTGAGGGTACGTTATCATAATCAGGTGTATTTAGATACCAAAATTGTATAGTTACAAATTCGTGTCCCACTTTAATTTTAATAGTATCTTTAGAATTATTGCTAACCGCTATTAACGAACATCCTATATACTGTGCATCTAATGTAGTGCCAATATGACTTGTGCCTTGTGATACAAGTGTAACTTTAGAATGATAAGAACCACCAATTCGATTAGTGACATATAACGATTCTTCTGAGTAAATAAGTGCTGTATCACCTGCTTCAATTTCAATATATCCATTATTAACAATACTACATTTCTTTGTTATTGACCATGCAAATTGGCTAGCGTGCAAATCAATTGAATTAGATTTAAAGGATTCAGGATGTAACGGGTATAAATAAATATTCTCACCTAGCTCCTTTTTTAAATCAATGACACTCAACATACGCACAGTCCCTCCTTTCACAATCTAGATAGACAATTGCAACCGAGCTAATATCTTCCAAGGATATTATACCAAATTAAGAAAACAATGTCAAGATTTATTTGGATTAAGTAAAATACAATGAGGTGACCGCACATGGCAAACAGAATCAAAGGCATCACCGTCGAGATTAACGGCGATACCACGAAACTTTCCAAGGCTCTGGAAGGCGTCAACAAAAATATCCGCAACACCCAATCACAGCTCAAAGATGTAGAAAAGCTGCTGAAACTTGACCCATCCAACACAGAACTGCTCACCCAGAAGCACAAGCTGCTTGCAGATGCGGTCACTTCCACCAAGGAAAAGCTGGACACCCTCAAAACTGCCGCAGAACAGGCAAATACGGCACTTGCAAACGGTGACATCACGCAGGAGCGGTATGACGCACTTCAGCGTGAAATCATCGAAACGGAAAACGAACTCCGCAATCTGCAAAATGAAGCGGACAGAACAAATACAGCATTCGCAAAGCTGGAAGCCGCCGGTGCAACTATGCAGAAGGTCGGCGATAAAATCTCCGGTGCGGGCGAAAAACTGCTGCCTGTGACCGCAGGGGTTGCCACGCTCGGCACGATTGCTGTAAAGACAGGTGCGGACTTCGATGCCGCCATGTCAAAGGTTGCCGCTGTGTCCGGTGCGACCGGTGAGGAACTGGACGCTCTCCGTGAAAAAGCACGAGAAATGGGTGCAAAAACAAAATTCTCTGCATACGAAGCCGCTGAAGCCATGAACTATATGGCGATGGCAGGCTGGAAAACGGAGGATATGCTTTCGGGTATTGAGGGTATCATGAACCTTGCCGCTGCATCGGGCGAGGAACTGGCTCTCACATC